CACGTATTAATAAATATGGCATTTCAACTTGGAGGTCCTCGTTTACGCAAATTTAAAATGATGATTGCTGCAGTAGAAATGGAAGACTATCGTGAAATGGCTTTGCAGATGGAAGACAGTAGATGGTTTAAACAGACAACAAACAGAGCACAACGTTTGATTGATAGAGTTGTAAAACAGGGTGTACCTATATGAGTCCAAAGAAAAGAGAACTAACAGAAAGACAACAAAAGTTTCTAGAAGTTTTGTTTGACAAAGCTAATGGAGACCCAGTACAGGCAAAACTACTTGCAGGATATTCAGAGCACTCAGGAACTTCTGCTATTGTCGCATCTATGAAAGATGAGATAATGGAAGAGACACAACTGTATATGAGTCGTAATGCACCTAAGGCAGCAGTTGCGATGGTAAGTGGTATTGATGACCCTACACAATTAGGTATTAGAGATAGACTTGGTGCAGCAAAAGAATTGCTTGATAGAGTTGGTTTAATTAAAACTGAGAAAGTGCAAGTGGAAGCATCAGGTGGTGTCATGATATTACCACCAAAGAAGAAGTAATGAATAGAAGTTTAGGTAAGTGGAAACTTCCACAACCAACAGATTTAAAAAACGAAGAACAAACAGAGTGGATACAGATACCACGTATAGCAAGAATAATACCTTTTGGATATAAGATAAATGAAGAAGATAAAGAATTACTTGACCCTATACCTTATGAGTTGGAAGCATTAGAACTAGCAAGAAAATATATTAAACAATATTCTTTAAGGCAAGTTGCTAATTGGTTGACAAACAAAACAGGAAGAGAGATATCTCACATAGGATTAAGGAAAAGATTACTACATGAACGACAACGTAAGAACAAGGCTAGAACTCTTAAACGATGGTCTGAATACGCAGAAAAGGCGATACAAAAAGCGAAAGCCATCGAAGAAGGTAGAGTCGGAGCAAAAGTCTGAAGTAGTAGATGACATAGAGGCTATACCTGTTGAAGAACAGAATATAGTCTTTAAACCAAACGAAGGACCTCAAACAGAGTTTCTTGCTTCTCCTGAAAGAGAAGTGTTGTATGGTGGTAGTGCAGGTGGTGGTAAGTCATATGCAATGTTAGCAGACCCACTACGTTATATGAGCCATCCACAGTTTAGTGGATTACTGCTTAGACATACAACAGAAGAACTAAGAGAACTTGTTTGGAAGTCAAGAGAATTATACCCTCAAATATACAAGGGTATCAAGTGGTCGGAAAGAAAGATGCAATGGGTAGCTCCATCAGGTGCAAGACTGTGGATGTCCTACCTAGACCGAGATGATGACGTATTAAGATATCAAGGTCTAGCTTTTAGTTGGATAGGCTTTGATGAATTAACACAATGGGCAACACCATTTGCTTGGAACTACATGAGGTCAAGACTTCGTTCTACTGCTTCTGATTTACAAGTGTATATGAGAGCAACAACAAACCCCGGAGGTCCGGGACATCAGTGGGTTAAAAAAATGTTTATTGACCCAGCACCTTATGGAAGAGCATTTGATGCCACAAACATTGAGACAGGACAAGTTCTTAAATACCCTGATGGGCATAGTAAAGCAGGTGAAGCCTTGTTCAAAAGAAGATTCATCCCTGCTAGATTATCTGATAATCCATATCTCTCATCTCAAGGAGACTACGAAGCGATGCTTCTTTCCCTCCCTGAACACCAACGTAAGCAGTTGCTTGAAGGTGATTGGGATATTAAAGAGGGTGCTGCTTTTACTGAGTTTAATAGGGATATTCATGTTGTTGAACCTTTTGACATTCCAAGAAATTGGGTTAAGTTTCGTTCATGTGATTATGGTTATGGTTCTTATAGTGCTGTTCTCTGGTTTGCTGTTAGTCCAGATGAGCAACTTATTTTATATAGAGAACTGTATGTTTCTAAAGTCCTTGCCACAGATTTGGCAGAGATGGTATTAAACTTAGAGACAGACGATGGAAATATTAAGTATGGTGTGTTGGATAGTAGCCTTTGGCATAAACGTGGTGATACTGGTCCATCTCTTGCAGAACAGATGATACAACGAGGATGTCGTTGGAGACCATCGGATAGAAGTAAAGGTAGTCGTGTGGCAGGTAAGAATGAAATACACAGAAGACTACAAGTAGATGAATTTACAGAACAACCAAGAATGGTGTTCTTTAATACCTGCACAAATGCAGTAGCTCAGATACCTGCAATACCTTTGGATAAGAAAAATCCTGAAGATGTAGATACAAGAGCAGAAGACCATATCTATGATGCATTACGATATGGCATTATGTCAAGACCACGATTTAGTATTTTTGACTATGACCCTGTAGGCAGACCACAAAGTAGTATGCCTGTAGCAGACGCAACATTTGGATATTAATATGGCTGAAGAAGATATTACATTAGATAGTGATTCTATCGCATTAGAAGATACCGAAGATTCTGAAATAGCTGATGCAGGAGTGAGTGGTATTATTCCTTTCATACAGGAACGATATGACAGAGCAGAAGACTATAGAAGAAATGATGAGGAACGTTGGTTACGTTCTTATACAAATTATAGGGGGATATACGGAAGTGATGTTCAATTTACTGAAGCAGAAAGGTCTAGAGTATTTATCAAAGTTACCAAGACCAAAACTCTCGCAGCTTACGGACAAATTGTTGATGTATTATTTGCAGGTAACAAGTTTCCTATTAGCATTGAGCCGACAATATTACCTGAAGGTGTCGCAAAAGATGTCAGCTTTGACCCCAAAGAACCTGAAGGTTTACGTGAAGAAACTGAAGAAGCTAGTCCTTATGGATTTGCTGGTGATGGTATGGAACTTCCTAAAGGTGCTACTGAAAAAAGTTTACTCGATAGGCTTGGTCCTTTGGAAGAAAAGTTGGGTGATGTTGAAAATCTTAAAGAGGAAGTTGGCAAGACTCCTACAGCGATAACATTTAGTCCTTCCATGATTGCTGCAAAGAACATGGAAAAGAAAATCATGGACCAACTACAGGAGTCAGGTGCTAGTAAACAATTAAGAAGCACAGCATTTGAGATGGCTCTATTTGGCACAGGTGTAATGAAAGGACCTTTTGCCACAGACAAGGAATATCCTAATTGGGATGAAGAGGGTAATTATAGTCCTGTATTTAAAACAGTACCATCTACATCTCATGTATCAGTGTGGAACTTTTATCCTGACCCTGATGCAAACAACATGGATGAGGCACAGTATGTTATTGAAAGACACAAGATGTCTAGAACACAATTACGTGCTCTCAAGAAAAGACCTTATTTTAGAGGAACAGTTATTGATGATGTCATAGAAGGTGGTGAATCTTACGTAAAGAAATATTGGGAAGATGACTTATCTGACTATGCACCTGAACATGGTATTTATCGTTTTGAAGTATTAGAATATTGGGGTATGTGCGATGTTCAAATGCTTGAAGAAAACGATGTAGAGATACCTGAAGATTTAAAAGACCAAGACGAATTACAGGCAAACATATGGGTTTGTAATGGTAAGTTAATAAGAATGGTTCTTAATCCATTTAAACCTGCAAAGATACCTTATATGTCAGCACCATATGAACTTAATCCATATTCATTCTTTGGTGTAGGCATTGCAGAGAACATGGATGATACACAAACACTAATGAATGGTTTCATGAGAATGGCTGTAGATAATGCAGTATTGTCAGGAAACTTAATTATGGAAGTAGATGAAACCAACTTAGTCCCCGGACAGGACTTATCTGTATATCCGGGAAAAGTGTTTAGAAGACAGGGTGGAGCACCCGGTCAAGCAATATTCGGAACAAAGTTTCCAAATGTATCAAATGAAAACCTACAGTTATTTGATAAAGCAAGACAACTAGCAGATGAAAGCACAGGCTTTCCATCCTATGCTCATGGACAGACAGGTATAACAGGTGTGGGTAGAACTGCATCAGGTATATCTATGCTCATGAATGCAGCAGCAGGAAGTATTAAAACAGTTATCAAGAATATAGATGACTATCTTCTTAGACCTTTAGGTGAAGGTTTATTTAGATTTAATATGCAGTTTGACTTTGACAAGATGTTAAAGGGAGACTTAGAAGTTGTTGCACGTGGAACAGAAAGTTTGATGGCAAACGAAGTAAGAAGTCAGAGACTTATGTCATTCTTACAAGTTGCATCTAATCCTGTGTTAGCACCTTTTGCTAAGTTTAATTATATAATTAGAGAGATAGCTAAGTCTATGGAGTTAGACCCTGAAAAGGTTACAAACAACATGGATGAGGCAGCAGTTCAGGCAGAGTTGTTGAAAGCCTTTCAAGGTAATCAACCCCAACCCCAACAAGAAGCACCCCCTGCAGGAGCTAACCCACTTGACCCAACAGGAGCAGGTGGTGGTATCATAGGAACAGGACAAGCACCTATTCCGGGAGAACAAGGATTTGCAGGAAGGATGCAGGATGGACAAGGACAACAAGCAGGTGTTGAGCCAACTGAAAACGTTGGTGAACAACCCCAAGCTACTGAACAGCTTCAATGATTATTTAAACGTGCAGATACAGGCACAATATAAAATCATGGAACAGAGCAACGATATGCTTACTGTTCATAGGTCGCAAGGAGCAGTGGCTACTTTAAAAAGACTAAAATTATTAAGGGATGAAGTCAATGGAAATGCTAACTAAAAAAATGCTTGGAGATACAGACGTAGCAAAGGCTGAAGAGCTTAAGTATGATTACAGTGATGAGAACTTAACAAAGTTACCACCACGAGCATTAGAAAGTTATTTAGCAAAAAAGTATGGAACTGATAGGTACGTTAGAGAAAGAAGCTCTGTATTTGAAGAGGCTAGTAAAAACAAAATATCAGATAGAGAATCTATATTAACAGGACCTGAGTTAGAGGCATTGTCTTTAATATTTGAAAAACAAATTAAACAAATGAAAAACAAAGCCAAGGGTGGTGTAGCAGAGCAAATGGAATTATTTGCAGAGGGGGGACTCAAGGATGAGGGTAATACAGTAGACCCTGTATCAGGCAATGATGTACCTCCGGGAGCAACACAAGAAGAAGTAAGAGATGATATACCTGCACAGTTAAGTGAAGGAGAGTTTGTATTTCCTGCAGACGTAGTGAGATATATTGGCTTAGAAAAACTTATGAATTTAAGACAAGAGGCAAAGGCAGGTCTTGCACGTATGGAAGCAATGGGACAGATGGGTAATGCAGATGAAGCAACACTTCCTGATGACATACCTTTTACTCTTGATGATTTGGACACAAGAGAAGAAACTGAAGATGATGTTATAAAGGCAAACATAGGTACTTTTGTGCCACCTAGATTTAACACAGGACAGCCTTATAACCCTAATTTAAATCCTTATCAAACAGTTCCTACTGTATATGCACCTGCAACAGGAGCAGGACTATTAGGTGCATCAGCACAGGGAGCACCTGAAACTGAAAACAGAAGATATGTAAATAAGACTACAGGTCAGGTAAGAATGATACCTTTTGTAAAAGCAACAGGACAGTCTTTGTATCCAATACCTGAGGGATTTGTATTTGAACCTGAAGCACCAAAAGAAGAAGCAAAAACAACTAAGGTGCAAACAACTAAAGTACAGCCTGTTGATACAGGCAGTGGTGATGACGATGCACAAAGAATACAAGAGGAAGAAAAATATGGTCTAGGAGGTGGCAGAATATCTCTTGGGGGAACAATAGCAGATAGAACTAAAATGGTAGGTACAGGAGTAAAGTCTAGACAATTAAAAGGTAGTGTACTTGGTTCTACTACATTTGGTATTGGTTATAATTTTCCGGGTGGCATACTTCCGGGATTAGCCACTATAAAAGCTGTAACAGCAGGTACAGGTAATCTTCCAGAGGGTGCAAGTGGGAATTTTACATTAGATGGTGTCACTATAACAAAGTCGGCTACAGTGACTAACGCTATAATTAAAAATCCTAGAGGTCCTGAAGCACTTAATTTAATTAATCAACATAAAAAAGGAAGACAAGTTTTAGATGAGTTAAGAAAAAGCAATCCTAACTTAACAAATAAACAAACAAGAGATATAGTAAATGCTATGGCTCAAACAGTTGTAGATGAAGAAAATATAATTAGTGTTGAAAATATAGACGATTCAACTAGAAATAGCTTCGTATCTGCAGTTATGGATGCTTCAAAAAATGAAGATGGCTCTTTTAATGTTGAAAATTTTAATAGCTTACCTGCCAACGTACAAGATACTTACAATGAATCTGTGACTCAAATAGAAGATGAGCAACAACAATATGGAACTGTTGGTGGCACTAGTATAGGTTTGGGTGCAGATACCTACGATTCTAGTAGCGAACCTTCATATGACTCAGGGTATGACTCAATGCAAGACACTTCTTTTGAAGGTTCTTTTGAAGATGATGATATGTATAAACAAGGTGGACTTGCAAGTAAAAAGAAACCTAAAGTTAAGAAGATGAAGCGAGGTGGATTAGCTTCTAAAAAATAATCCACATAGTTGGCTACTTATCCCCCAACAATAATTGGCTACGATAACCCCAAGGAGTAAAAAATGGCTGAACAAGCACAAGAGATGGTGGTAGATGCTACACCAAAGAAAACAGCATTTATGAATAAACGTTCTACTCATGAAGATAGAATTAAAAAAGATGAGGAAGAACTAGAACAGTTAAAGAAACAAGCTCTAGGTGAAACTGAAGAACCTGTTAAAGAAGAAGAAAAAGCAGAGGAAACGGAAGAGCCGAAAAATGCTGAAGAGAAAACCTTTAAAAAACGTTATGGTGATTTAAGGAGACACTCTCAAGAAAAAGAAAGAGAGTTTCAAAAACAACTTGATGATTTAAAGGTTCAGCTAGAAAAGGCTACTAAAAAAGAAATTAAGTTACCTAAGTCCGAAGAAGAGATAGAAGAATGGGCAAAGGAATATCCTGATGTAGCTGCAATAGTAGAAACTATAGCTACAAAAAAGGCAAGAGAACAGTCTGAGTCAATCAATCAAAAGTTACAAGAGATTGATGAACTGAATGCAAAAACTGCAAAAGAAAGAGCAGAAGTAGAATTACTTAAAATACATCCTGACTTTGCAGAAATAAGAGAAAGCGATGATTTTCATGTATGGGCAGAAGAACAGCCAAAATGGGTACAAGATGCCCTATACGAAAATAGTGAAGATGCAAGGTCAGCAGCTAGAGCTATTGACCTTTACAAATCAGACAGAGGCATTGGCAAGACAGACAAGAGCAAGAGTAGCAAGAGTGCTGCTACGGAAGTTAAGACGAAAAATACAAGGTCTGTTCCAGATGCCGATAATAAGTCTAATAAGATATTAGAATCGCAAGTACAGGCAATGTCTGCAGAAGAGTACGAAAAGAATGCAGATATGGTGATGGAAGCGATTCGTTCAGGGAATTTTGTTTACGATGTATCTGGTTCTGCTAGATAATAGTTGACAAAAGGTTATTTATAGGTATAACTATACATAACCAAAAGTGTGACCTCTCCACGTGGACAACTCACATATTATAAAACTTGGAAGCCTACCTGATAGAAAAGAGCCTATATTTAATTAGCTATTGAATATACACCTCTACCACTATTAGCCGATGACGAGTAAATCTGTCGTATACTTTAAGTATACATTTGTTTATTTCAATGGAGATAAAAATGGCATTTAAAACTGCAGCAGGTTATGGTAATCTGCCTAATGG